TGCCGCGGCACCGACATCGAGACGCTGATGCAGGAGCATCCACTCGATCCCCGAGAAGCTTCCGAGGTGCTGTCCAAGCGCCCGGATACCGAAGCAATCACCGGCCAGATGGCCATCCTCTAACCGAAGGAGATCAACATGAGCGAAGTAACCAACAGCACGCCCCTTGTCACTCCCACCCAGCACAAGGCGCTGACCGATGCCGCTGAGGTGCTGGAGCACCTCGCGACTGAGGCGGACAACGACACCAAGGTTGGCCGGGCGCCTGAGGGCGTGGGCGATGACCTCCGGCTCCTTGCCTACAAGGTCAACGGCACGGCCATGCTGCTGGAGCTGGCCGGCATGGTCAGCGATGGCTAGACGCCTCAAGCGGACCAACGCGCAGAGGTACTGGAGGCGCAGGGGATACACCCACGAGATGATCCCGCTGAGGCCTCAGCACGAGGGCAAGCCACGCTACAGCTACCTTGTCCGAGCCAGTGAGGACAGACGCGCTGGCCGAGCCCTGGCCGAGCTGATGGGCATGCCCTACCGGCCAGTCTGCAAGCAATTCATCCACAACGGGAGGAAGCCCTGATGGAAGAGATCTGGGACTACGACGCTGACCTGTTCGGCGACGTGATGGACAGCGCCGTGGACTACCACCAGACGGGCTGGACCGTGTGCGGTGCAGAAGATCCCGCCGTCATCACCCTAGGCAAGGAGTTCGGGGAGATGCACCCCGCACTGGCGGGGTATGAAGTCGTCCGGGTCATCGACAAGTACGTCAACCCGAGCAAGAGCGACACCCTGCTGGAGTTCTCCAACAGGGACATGACCGACGAGGAGTACAGGCTCTACGAGGAGCTTGTGGAGGAGGAGAGCAATGGCAATTGACCCCGAGAGGATCGAGGGCTACATCGACCCCGAGGACCCGGAGTGCCTGATCCCGGCCAAGAACTGGACCGAGCCCAACGCCGTCTTCCACGGCCAGCCGGTGCCAGAGAGCTTCATCCCCGTCCGGTGGAAGGACATCAACGACGACAACTGGCAAGTGACCGTCTGATGCCTGACATCGAGAGCGTCTTCACCCTCGTTGAGAACGAGGACGGAGAGGTCCAGTTCGAGTACGAGGACACGCTGAAGTACGACGTCCACCATGTGTGGACCGTCGTCGAGGGCGACTCAGACCCCTGCGACGAGCACCATACCTGCGACGAGGAAGACCCCGACACAGAGGATGACTGCGCCTGTTGCCAAGGGGACTGCGAGCACCGGCAGGAGCTGGTGTTCTATCCGCTGACCGGCTACCACATCGTGAACCGGCTGTACTACTTCATCACCAAGGAGCCGTGGGCAGACGCGGACTCCGAGCTGGAATACACCTACTGAGAGGAGCACAACATGGCAGACGCAGAAACCTACGACGTTGTCGGGGCAATCATGGAGTACGAGGACGGCAATCAAGGTGCCCGGGAGACGCTGGAACTGTTCAGCCACCTCATCAAGACCGGCGCAATCGCCGGCTTGCAGGGGAGCTACCAGCGGACAGCGTCCGACATGGTCGAGGGCGAGTGGCTGACGCCCGAGGGTGACGTCACCGAGTTCGCCGAGTCAGTGCTCAGCCTCTTCGAGGACTGAGGCATGGACGACGACGACCTGCTGAGTGACTGGGTAGAGGGACTCGCCGAGCGCAAGGAGAGGCTCGCTGAGAACCTCTACGACCTTGTCTACGGACCCGGCCAGTGGGAGTTCATGAAGGCCGACGGGGACGACGAGTACGTCGCCGCGAGCATGGAGAACTACCGCAAGGATGCCTGGGACATCATGCTGGCCAACCCGCACCTGATGGACCTGGAGATGCGGACAAACCTTGCCCATCTGGGCCTACTCAAGGAGGAGGACTGACGCATGGCCTACCGCATAACCCTCGACTTCGAGGACGGAGACACTCTGCGCCAGGCGCTTGACTACATCGGGGACTCTGACGCCCCCGTGATGATCACCGCTGGCACCGTCGAGTACGACGGCAAGACCGCCCGGCTCTGGGACGGCTGGGAGACGGCGATGGACGCCCTCACTGAGGTGGAGGCATGACCCACGACGAGGCGCTGGAGCTGGTGCTGGACGCCGCCGACAACTGGGCCACCGAGCTGGTCGAGTGGATCGCCCCGGCGTCGGACCAGTTCGACGACGAGGAGTCTGCCGAGAACGAGCGGACCCAGGCCGACGACATCTGGGACGCAATCGCACTACTGAGAGGAGGCAAATGAGCTACTACGAGGGGCCAGAGCAACTGGCCGCGTGGCCGCCTGAGACATGGCGTGTGGAGCGCCGACAGGTGGGCACCCGTGCCCGCTGGGATCTGATGATCGACGACAGCAACATCCCCATCCGGTCGTTCGACACCAAGCGTGAGGCGACTAACGAAAAGACCAACCCGGAGAGCTACACCCGCCGCAAGGTGGAGCAGGAGCGGCTCTGGTACGAGGGCGTGACGCCCACGGGCTGGAAGACCTACGAGGAGTGCTTGGCAGAAAGGAGCAGGACCTATGCGCGCAGATCAAACTGAACATGCACCAGTCATCCCGTCGTTGTTCAACGCCAAAGACAGGTGCGATAAGTGCAACGCCCAGGCGCACATGCGTGCCGTCCTGAGTGGCGGCGAGCTGCTGTTCTGCGGCCACCACGGAAACGAGTACCGCGCCGGTCTAATTGCCGCCGGTGCCGTGATCGAGGAGGATACGATACTGCCGTGACTGCATTCATCATCACCCGTGACGTGATCGACAACGGAGACGCCGTCGGCACTGTCGGCCCGAGGAGTGCCAGTCAGCAGGACGAGGCCCGGCTGAAGGCCGGGGAGGGCGTGCCCTTCCGCCTGCTCGACGATGACCGCGAGGTCTACTACTACGGACGGCGGCTCGAAGAGTCCGACGCCGACGAGTGGTACGACGGCGAGCCTGAGCTTGCCCCGCTGGATTGCTTCGGCACACCCAACGCCGGATGCACCATCCAGCAGGAGAAGGACGCCGACGGACAATGGCGAGGCGTCAACTAGCCCCTAGCTTGGGCTAACCACCGGCCAGCCCTGCTCTAGAAAGAGCATGAGGTCCCCGGTGCATTTATCGCAGAGATCCATCTCTGCCGTCGTGATCTGCTGATTCTTCCAGCGACCACGCCCGTTCCGCAGAAGCGCGGCGCGGGATCCCGAGACGTTCATGAACTCTTCCGTCATGCCCTCTTTCGGGCACCTGTCGCAAGAGTAGACGACTGCTTCTTTCTTCATGATTCACCTTTCATCGAAACAAACCAATCAATCCTTTCTACCAAGACATGACCCACAACACAAAGGAGACACACCATGACTGAAATGACCGCAACGTTCGATGCCGACGCAGTAGTGGACGCCATCGAGGAGCATCGTCTGAACATCAACGAGGGCATGTTCAAGCAGATGATCGGCGACACCGAGGGCGCGCTGGAGCACGCCATCAAGTCCATCAACCTGCTGATGGAGACCATGTTCGGCATGCTCAGCGAGGACAACCGCCGCGAGCTTCGCCAGCTCACCGCCGACACCAAGGGTGTCGCCACCTACTTCCAGCTCGATGACGACGTCGAGTGGTGCGACGAGTACGACCGCACCCACGCCTGATCCCATCCAACCAACCAAAAAACAGCACGATCACACCGAACAAAGGAGAAACCATGACCACCGAAGTAACCCCCGAGACCGTTTCCGTCGAGCTGTCCGTCGAAGCTGCCTACGAGCAGCTCGTCAGCTTCGAGACCGCCGTGAAGGCATTCAATGAGGCGGACGAAAAGGACGACGCGGACGGCCGCCTGTCCGCCGCCAATGATGCGGTCGATTCCTGCATCACCCTGATCAACGACCTGGTGCCGCGGGAGCTGAGCAACCAGCTCCACGAGCGCCTGGAGAAGGAGCACCCCGAGCTGGTGCCCGAAGAGGACCCGATCCTCGCCGCCATCCGCGCCATGCTCGCCGGCATGGACGAGTCCGACTTCGTCGAGCTGTCCAACGGCGAAGACGACTAGCCCCCACCAGACCACAGACCACCCCGACCAAAGGAGAAACCAATGAGCGAGAACACCTACACCGCAACCGTCAACACGACCGAGGTCTACGACCTGATGGCCCAGCATGCCAAGGTCACGATGGAGGCCAACTCCGTCGCGTTCGAGCGCTTGTTCGAGACCGACGAGCTTGACCCCGTCGCCCGGGCCGAAGCGCTCCAGCGCGAGCTGGATCTCGTGACCCAGGCCAACAGCCTGGCCTTCCAGATCGCCGACAGCTTCATGAGCGAGGGATTCGTCGCCGGATTCCAGGATCACCTGATGGCGTCCCTCACCAGCACCGAGGACTAGGAGGAAGCAGTGAGCGAAGAAACAGTAGCCACCTTCCCCGTCGGAGCCAGGGTTCTCGTCGCGGCTGACGCCGACGACGTCTGGTTCGGAGGCGAGGTGGAGGGCACCGTCGTCGAGGCTGATGCCGTTCGCCCGCAGACCAGCTACGTGGAGGAGCGCCGCGTGAACGTGCTGGCCCCCGACGTGCAGTTCGGCGGCATGCTCACCCAGTACGTCAGGCCTGAGGACCTGACGCTCATCACCAGCGACAACTAGAGGAGGAAGCAATGACCGCAGCCCAAGACGCGGCCCGGGGCATAGACGTGGGCCCTTTGCAATTTGACCACCCGCAAATGATCCGGGCCCGTCGGCTGTGGGCTGACGTGCTGCGCAGGGATGGCGCTCTCGAAGAGGGCGACCTGGAGCTGGTCAAGTTCATGCAGCACGAACACATCCGCGACCGCCTGATGGCAGACGTTATCGACCCCTACGCCTGGGACGAGGAGGACTATTACGCCGTCTTCCGCGGAAGCGTCCGGCCTGATGACGAGATGATCGACCGGATGAAGGCGGCCACCCAGGCCTGCCGCAACCTGAGCGAACTGTCCGAGACGGCCGACCACCCGCCGATGCTCATGATCAGCGCCATGTGCCAGTGGCTGGTGCTCAACGGGCCGCTCGCCGGTATGGGCGCGAAGATCGCGCTCAACATCGACCCGGAGTACCAACTTGCCCGGCTGATGCTGAGCATGGTCAGTCGTGGGCTCGATCCGGATTGGGCGCTGTCGGAATGAGTGCGCTCGACGAGGTCAGCCTCATCAATGCCGAGCGGAAGCTGGACCAGCTCAGGGAAATCATCAAGGCCGGCCTGAATGCCGGCAATGGAGACGGCGAATGGGAGGCCCTGGTGGATGCCGGCGACCTGCTGGGCCTGGACTACGACGAAGAGGAGGACAAGTACGCATGAGCAAATCTGAACGTGCCGCTCAGCGAGCGGCCTTGGCCCTGCAAGCGCACATCGACGAGAAGAACGGCTTCCCCGGCCCGTCTCCGGGCAGCCCGGTTGCGCTGCGCCTCGCTGCCCTGGATCTGCTGGTGGACCTGAAGCACCTGCTCTACCAGGCCGACTACCGGCTGACGCTGGAGGACCTAGCCGCAGAGGCTGTGGATCTCTGGGCCGAGGAGGAGGACTAATGGCCAGCTATGAGCTGGAGCTGGACTTCTACATCTCAATCGAGGGCTCCAAGGAGTTCGTCGAGGAGCTGCGCGACCGGATCGAAGACCTCGTGTACGAGGCCCTCAATATCAACTGCGGGGAGCCTGAGTGCTGCCCGGAGCCGCGCGGCGAGAACTACGTGCCCTCGGCTACGGGCTCAACCCGCATCAACAAACTCACAGAGGAGGACGAATGAAGAAAACCATCGCCGCATTAGCGGCATCCGTCGCACTGGCCGCATCTCTCGCGGCGTGCAGCGGCAACACGGTCGAGGCTCCGGCCCCGGCCCCAAGCCAGTCGCAGGCCCAGCCTGCCGCGCCGACGCAGGGCACCAGCTCTGCCTTCGGTGGAGCGGTCACGTTCCCTGGCGGAGTCAAGGTGTCCGTGTCCAAGCCCGAGCTGGTCCCCGGAGGGCAGTACGCCTACGGTGCCGTGGAGGGCAAGATCACCACGTTCACCATCACCGTGACCAACGGGTCCGACCAGCCGATCAACGGCGGCCTGATGGGCTTCCCTCAGGTGACCTACGGGGCCAAGGGGACGAAGGCCTCCAATGCCAACAACGAGTCCATCGGCGCCAACTTCCTGAGCACCATCCTGCCTGGCGAAACCCAGAGCGCGAAGGTGGGCTACGGCGTGCCGCCGGCAGAGCTGGCAACGGTGCGCGTCGAGGTCATGGGCCCGAACATCGCCGACCTGCCGGCCGTATTCAAGGAGGGCTAGTGAAAGCCGAAGAACGGATCGCGGCGCGTGAAGCGCCGGAGCGCCTGGAGCGGATGAAGCCGGTCCTTGACCGGATTCCCGATCACTGGGGCAAGTACCTGCCCGATCCCGGCTGGGACGAGCTGCTGCTGAGCCTGAACGAGACCGTGTCCGTGCTGGACCCGGGCTACCAGATTCTCCAAGCCAAGGAGAAGTTCGGCACGCTGCGCTTCTACGTGGAGTTGAGCGAGGATCTGCCGGCTGACCGCCGGGAGCTGATCCACACGATCATCTCCGAGGTGGAGGTTCAGTCATCCGTGGTCTGCGAGGACTGCGGCGTGACCGGCGCCCGGGGTCGTGACGGCGGCTGGATCAAGACACTCTGCGACGACTGCGCCCACGGCTACGGGAAGGGCTGAGTCATGGAGCTGCATAACGATGAGGTCCCGGCCGACGAGGTCTGGGCAGTGACCATCGAGGACCCTGCCGGTACGAACATCGAGTGGTTCCTCACCGGCAAAGCCGCCAGCGAGGACTACCGCCACGTTATCGAGTGGTGGGAGCGGTTCAGTGCCGACGTCGTCTGGGACACCACGGTGGCCCGCTGGTACGTCGAGCTGCCGCGGCGCGGGATGCCCCGCGACGAGGTGGATGCCTGGGTCAACTTCGTCCTCACCAGCCCCGAGGGCGGCGGCATCTACCGCCGGCGGCTGGACGTCAAGCGGTTCGTCGCCTCCGAGAAGGAGGCGAATGCCTGATGGGCTACATCCTGACGCTCATCCTGCTGTTTTGTTTCGTGTGGTCAGTCCACAAGGGGACCACGCCCATTCCGATAGAGAGGAGACAAGTTGCTATTCGCGAGCGAATCCCTGGCAACCGCCACGGGAGGGATTGACGTCGGCAACCTGGAGTTCTGGGTTGTCCTCACCAACATGGCCATCGTGGTGGCCACCCTCATGCTGACCAAAGTGACCGCCAAGGACGCCATGCTGCACGAGGAAAAGATGGTGGACAAGGCCACCGAGACCACAAAGGACCTGACCGAGATCGTGCATGACGTGCTGATCCAGGAGGGTCGCATCATCGCCGAGCACAACCATGAGCACCACAAGGATGAGCGGCCAGCGGCTGAAGCCGCGCCGCCGATCCGGGCGGTGAAGTGATGGGCAAATGCTCAACGTAATGATCGGCCACGCCGTGCATGAGGCACGGCTGGCCAAGGGGCTCACGCTGCGGGCCTTGGCCACACAAGTGCCCATGAGCTACAGCGGCCTCAGTGAGATCGAGAAGGGCAAGAAGCCGCCCACCTCCGAACTGATCTGGGGCATCGCCCAGGCCCTGGGCACCCCGCTCTCGGTCATTCTGGCCGAGGCAAGCGACCTGCTGGAAGAGGCGGAGAAAGGAGGCAGGGATGCAGCCTGACGAGCGGCGGAAGTGCCGCCAGGGCCTGCTCTATACGGACGACGGCCGCGAGGGCGTCAGTGAATACCTGTGCAGCCGGCATGCCTACCACGACGGATGGCACGAAGACGAGGAGGAGGGATTCCGCTGGACAACATACTGAAGCCGACTGCGATCATCGTCGATGTGGACGGCACCCTGGTCAACACCGCGGACATCGTCCACATGGTGCTGGCTAAGCCCAAGAAGTACGACCAGTTCCACCATGCGTCGGTGTTCTGCGAGCCCCACGGATGGGTGGTCGATGAAGTGCGCGAGCACTTCCTGGCCGGCCACAAGATCCTCATCGTGACGGCCCGCAAGGACCGGTGGTGGGAGCTGACCAGCAACTGGCTCGGGGCCAACAAGGTGCCCTACGACGAGCTACACATGCGCAGGGACGACGATAACCGTCCCGACCGCGTCATCAAAGAGGAGATCCTGTTCGAGCTGCGCGAGCGGTTCGAGATCGTCGGAGCCTACGACGACAACCCGCACGTCATCGCCCTGTGGGAAGAACACGGAATCCCCGTTACGGTCGTGCCCGGCTGGGCCGACAACAACTAGAGAAGGAGTTTCACATGCCGCATACCGCAGCCACAATTTCACGAGTCGATCAGGTCGATGCCGTGGCCACCGCAATCCGCGACCACTATGACACCGAAGACCGGATCTTCGAGGCCCAGATGACCATGCAGTTCGAGGAAGGCATCCAGGTGGCCAACGAGGTCATGGCCGAGTTCGTTGCCGACCTCCACCTCCTGATGGATTTCCACGGTCAGGACTTCGACCGCCTGCTGCTCGACGCGCAGGCCAAGTACGACTCATACCAGGAGGCAAGCAATGTCTAGATTCTCAGGCAGGCAGTACAAAGGGGCCATGCGCGATCTGCGCGCCGCCAAGCGCGCCGAGGCCGAGGCCAGGCAGCGCAAGACTGAGCAGTACGCAGCGCTCGACGCCATCTCTGAGCTGGGGTCTGATGACCCCGCTGAATCCTGGGAGGCAGTAGGATCGTAGCCATGACGCAGACCAGCCGTTGGGCCACTGGGACCTACGAGCTGGTGCTCGATTTCAGCGGCACAGACCCGGACAATGACATCATTGCCACGGTCTTTGCAATGCCGGCGGACAACACGCCGGAAGCCGATGAAGATGCACCGATACTGGCGCAGGCAGGGTTCATCATCCCGGAGCTGGGCGAACTGAAGGGTGTCTTCGCGGAGGGCAAGAACGCCATTGTGCCCGTCGGAGAAAATGGTCTGGCGCCAGAGGACATGGAAGCCATGTTCGGTCCTAAGACCGCCGTCCGCATCCTGCTGCTGCTGTTCAAGGCGGCCGAGGCAGACTTCAACGGCGTGGACATGGACAAGGCGCCCTGGCGGACGCCGTCCACCGAGGCGTTCAGCATCATGGAGCGCACCCACGACGTCATGACGATCCTGGGCACCCGCCTCTACAAGATGTAGCCACCCCCATTTAGCCGTGCCGGCTGTGCGACAGCCGGTATTGTTTAGTTACGATGCAAGAAGGAGGTTCAATCATGAAGCTCATCGGAGTGGACGAGAAGTCATTCTCCCGCCCGCCAACGGTCAACAAGAACTTCTCCCTCGGGGAGGAGTACGTCAGGACTGCGACCTGGATGGACGGCGAGACCGTTGTCACCGTCGAGGTCATCGCGTATGTGTCCGGCATCCGGTCCCAGCGCCATCAGGACGGTTCGGTGGACATGCTCGGCCAGGTGTCACGCTTCGACGTCCTTGGCAGGGACGAGTTCATGCAGCCCGTCGAGCGGGCGGTATTCATCTGGAGGCGCCGCCGGCCAGGGCCGGACGGCGACTGGATCCGGGAAGAGGACATCGACTACAGCAACGAGATCGGCCTGTTCTATCAGGAGACTACGGAGGCCGCGCTGGCCAACGCCAAGTTCTGGCTGGACGAGCTGGACTTCGAGCTGCAGTTCGATCCAACCGCCTGGGAGGTGCCGGTCAATGGATAGCGGGGGTCAGAATCCGTATTGCGGCCCCGTCATCGACCTGGTGGATCCCTACTCGACGAAGGACACCGCCACCGAGACCGCGCAGAAGCTGGCCGAATGGCTGAACGCACACCCGGGCCGGTGGGCCCTCTTCATGGAGGGCGATCTGGGGATCCACCCCAAGAACCTGCAAAGCCTCGGCTATGAGGTGTCGCAGGTGACAAGCAAGACGACGGGAGTCCGCCGGGCCTATGCCCGGCTGCCGCACCCCGAGGGTGAGCCCCTGGGCATGGCGCTGGAGAGGTCGCAGTTCGACCGGGCCATCTACCCGAACGACCTTCCCGACCTCCAGCGAGACTCCTTCGACTGGACAGAGGCAGAGCTGCAAGCTGCGGTGCAGGCGGCGAGAGAGAACCTCTTCCCCGTCCGCGCAGGACGCGGTTCGGGAAGGAAGAGGTAATCGAAAAGAAGGCAATGACCATTGGCGAGCTTCTCACCTGGGCCTATGAGGAAACTCAGATGGCCGACGCGCTGGAGCGGATGATCGAGACGCTGCCCGACGACCTGCGCCCCGCGCTGGAAAAGCAGGTAGCCATCCGCCGAGAGCGGTCGAGGTGGCTTGATCTGCAGGTTGAGCATGCGCTCAACTCTGCCGACGAGACGGCCGCCGGAGGCGAGACGTAGTGAAAAAGGAGGTCGCCGAGGTCATCAAGCTGGCCGAGGCCGCCGGGTTCACCGTGGATCGCTACACCGGAACTGGCCACTACAAGCTCATGAACGGGGGAGGGGAGACCATGATCATCCCCTCCACCCCCAGCGGCAAACGCTGGAAAAGGAATGCACTCGCCGAGATCCGGCGAGCCAAACGAAAGGGGAAACCATGACAGCCACAGCAACACTCATCAAGTTCGGACCCATCGACGGAGGATTCGGCACCACCGCAGCGCTCTATGAACTCAGCGAGCCGGTGACCTATTGCGGCGAGGACTACGTCAAGCTCATCGTCTCTGCCATCGACGCTGATGCCACGGGCCCGGCCAGCACCATCGCCCTGCCCTATGGCGCGGAAGGCTTTGCCTACGACTTCGAGACCGGCCTGTTCGCCAAGTGGGACGAGAAGCTGAGTCACAAGGAAGCCCTGGGCGTCCTCGGCTACGAGCTGGTGCCGGCCCCGGTCGGGGCGTAGTTGGAGGCTCCGGAGGTGCTCTGGGAGGCCTACGACACCCGGAGCGGCAAGAGCGTCGGTATGGCCGTCTACAACAACGAGGAGCAGGTCCTCCAGGCCATCGAGGCCTGGCGGGCCAGGGACCGCAGGGGAGGGCGTCCGGACATCCACGACCTGATGCCCTACCTCGGGGCCCGCTCCTTCAAGAGAGGGCACCGGGATGGCTTCCAATAACATCCGCTGGCAGAAGGCGTGGCAGATGGAGCGCGCCCGCGGCCTGAAGCGCATGGTCCCCGTCGCCACCGCCCTGGCGCACATCGAGTGGCTCATCGGGCAGGGGTTCAACTGCACGTCCATCTCGGTAGCCGCCGGCGTGGATAGGGGCACCATCCTGAACATCCGCAGCGGGAAGAACTCCCTGGTCAAGCGGACGACCGAGAAGAAGATCCTGGCCGTGATGCCCGAGACGATCTACGCGCGGCCCGACAGGCGGGGCTACGTCCCCGCCGTCGGCGCGGTGCGCCGGATCAGGGCCCTCATGACCATGGGCTGGCGCTACCGGGACCTCAGCCCGAGGCTCGGCTTCCCCGCCGAGAAGGTGGGGGAGGGCGCCGGCTGGATCGGCCGGCACAAGCATGAGGCAATCGTCAAGCTCTACGACGAACTTTGGAATACCCCCGGCCCCGCGGCGAAGGGCTCCATTACGAAGCTTCTGAACCGGGGCTGGCACAAACCAATGGCCTGGGACGACGACACCATCGACGACCCGGCCGCAGAACCTTACGGAACAAGGAGGGCAGCATGAGTCCGACCGACGAGAGAGTGGCGAGACAGCTGGAGCTGGCCGCCGCGGCGTTCGCCGCATTCGGAGATGCAGTTAGGGGCGTCGGACGTGCAGTCCGGCGCTTCTGCCTTGAGTACGACCACCAGATGGGGCTGCTGATCTACGGCACGACCCCGAGCAAGCGGCGCCGCATGGTCCGCGACTGGCAGCGGTTCAACCGCCGGCCGGCGCTCATTCACAACGGAAGGAAACCACGATGACCCCTGAGGAATACCACAAGGCGCTGGAGGATCTCGTTGTCCAGCACCCCGTAGCCATGTCAACCATTGTCCAGCTTGGCGGCCCGCTGCCGGATGGCGAGGACGATGAGCACCGCACGCTGATCTACAACCTCGTGAAGGGTGCGGTGGAGGAGCTGTCCGTTGGCTGACCTGTCCTTCTCGATCCACCCGCTCGAACTGGCCAACGCGCTGTTCAACGCCGTCGAGGTCAGCAAGGACGCAGGCGGGCGTCCAGGCTGTCCACACGTCATGATCTACTACGGCCCCGACGACCTCGGAGAGGCGGGCATGGTGGTCGTCTACGGCATCGGCCGGATCGTCGGAGGCAGGACCACTCTGACACTGGAGAGCCATGCGCCCGACGACTGGGTCAGCGTGTGCATCTCCAGGGAGCGGGCAGATCAGGTCCAGTCCATGCTGCGCCAGGTCAAGGGCGGCAAGGCCGCCCGTGTCTCGGTGAAGATCTCCGAGTCGGGGATCGAATCTGTGGACTTCGACGAGGAGGGTAACCCCGACGTCGGGTACTTCAACCTCGTCATCGCGAAGGAGGACGACGACTCGTTCGTCGAGCTGGTTGAGTCAGACCCGGAAGGGCAGTGGACGGCCCACCTGGGCCTGATCGACGAGATCCTGGGCAAAACAAAGGGCCCCCTGGAGGGGCCCGTTGCCTTGAGTCTGGAGGCTATGGATCGCGTCACCGCGCTCAAGGGCCTTGGCTCTAAAGTGATGGATCTCGCCGGCACGGAGCGGGAGAAGGTCGTAGCCGTCGCTGCTGGTCCCACCTTTAGAGGGATCGTTGCGACTATCGACCGCTCGGTCTATGCCGACGAGGATCACGAGGGATTCCTGCTCAATTAGCGCTCGGAGGCTGCCATGCCAGGGGTTCAAACGACCTCTTGCGTGGCTGCCTTTGAGTTACAGGGGCCGTCCATCGAGGCTCCTCGTAAGAGGCAGGGGGCTTGATCCCCGCCGCCTCAACGACCTCATTCAGCGGGGCTGAGTGTGCCCCGCAGAGGTCTGCTACCGAAGCGACTTCACCATTCGTGAGTGTCCAGCGCGTGGTCCCCAGCGCCCCACAGATGATGCATGTCCTTCCTTTTGCCATCTAGACTTCTTCTCCTCCTCGCCATTGCTCCATCCAGCGATCAACCTCGCTGATACGAAAACGATACTGCCTGCCTACCCTGACATGAGGTATGAGCGGGGCGTACTTCCTGATCCACACGGGGGACTGGCCGAGATGCTCGGCGACCTCCTTCACTGAGACCCAAGGTTCAACTTCGATTGTTTCCATGGGCCCATTGTACTACTGTGGATGCTTACTAGACAATCAATAGCTTAGAAAGGAGCTAGGATGCCCAAGTCACGAAACGGCGAGGGATCCATCCGGCCACGGAAGACCGCCGCCGGCACCGTCTACGATGTCCAGCTGACGGTCAAAGACCGCACCACTGGACTGGCCCGCCGGATCTTCAAGGGCGGGTTCCCCACCGAGAAGGCGGCCGTCGCCTGGCGCAACAAGACCATGCACGAGTCCGCCACCCGCGGGATGGTCAGGGAGAAGCCGATCACCGTACCCCAGGTCGTCGAGGCCTGGATCGAGTCCAGGTCCCAGCGCGCGCCCACGACGCGCGGCCTCTATGAACGGACCCTGCGCAACCACATCAAGCCCCGGCTCAACGTGAGGGTGTCAGCCCTCACGCCCAAGATGCTCAAGGAGTTCGCCGCCGGCACGGCCGGCGCCATCGCCAAGCATGGCAAGGACGGCGAGGGGACCAACAGGACAGCCCTGACCATGGTCAAGTCCGCCTTGCGGTGGGCCGCCCGGCACGACATCAGCATGATTGCCTTCAATCCGCTGCAGGATGTCCCCCTGGACATGGTGAAGCCCGCCGAACGGGGTGAGCCCATGCCGCTGGAAGATGTCAGTGCGCTGCTCGCGGCTGCCGATGGGCAGCCCAGCGAGATTGCCTGGCGACTGCTCCTGGAGACCGGGGCCCGCCGCGGGGAGATCACCGGACTCAACTGGGGTGACATCAACTTCCGCACGGGGGTTGTGACCATCCGCAAGATCGCCAGCCCGGAGTCGGGCGGGCGCAACACCGACACCCGGACCAAGGGGAAGGCCAAGCGTGAGGTGCCCCTCTCGCCGGCCCTCCTGGCCATCCTGGCCGAGCTGAAGCTGGTCCGAGAGGCGTCCGTCTTCGACCCCGTGATCCTGAACAGCCGCGGCACACGCCGGGCGACGTTCTCCGCGATCCGCTACTGGTGGGAGCGGGACTGCGCCGCGGCCGGCCTTGTCGGCTACACCCCGCACTCCCTGAGGCACACCTTCGCGACGACAGCCCTGGAGGCTGGAGTTCCCATCAATGTCGTGTCTTCGATCTTAGGTCATGCTTCAACGGCCGTTACGACAGAGATCTACGCACACGTAACAGGGGAGATGCAGCGCAAGGCGATCATGGCTGTGACCTCGGAGGTTACGAAAGTTAGCAACGCCATCGCAAAATTTGTTGCAAAGAAACCCGGTTCGCTCAACCTTCCGCCCGCGTCATCACTGGGCTGAGGGGGGATCGTGCGGTGTAAATTGATCTTATCGCATGGACCTTCATGGTCAAGCGATAGATTTTACGAAAGGAGGCGAAAAGCCTGTGATTCCGGTGCGACAGCCGGTATAGTTTAGTTTGTAACGAGGGAACGGAAAGCTCAGTAAACCGCACTAAGATCATAGCTCGTTGCAAGAAAGTTGCAAAGAATGACAGCCAGTGTCTGTCGGCCCTCGGGCCCTGCGGCTAAAACTGCGTGTTGAGGCGCACTAATCTCAACTGAAGGTATAGGCTTAGATGCATCTATACCCTTACAAGCAATGTTTGAGCGACAGATTGGAGTGATCAAAGTGCCAGCAGTAAGAAGGCTCCCGGACAGCACCACCCTGAGGCGCCTCCGTTCCCAGGGCTGGAGGCTGAAGGACATCGCAGAGACCTACGATGTGACGGAGGCAGCTGTCTGGAAGGCGCTGGAGCGGGCTGGCCTGACCACCCCTCAGAAGACCGTGCAGGACATCATCCCGTGGGAAGTCGCCGAGCAGCACAAGGCGACGGCCATCATGGAGCGATTCCGCTCCATCGTCAAGCAGCAGAAGGGTGCAGAAATGCGCCCCGAGGAGGAGCGTCAGCTCAACCGTTGGCTGCATGACCTCACTGAAAACAACGTAGTGGTTGACTACCACCCCGCGGCGCCGCCGAACGCGGCGTCCCGGAAGGGCGGCTTCTACTACACCGAGCGCAAGCCCGAGGACGACTGGATCATTCGCCGCCCCGCGGTCAAGTAACGTTCCGATCAAACCTGAGAGAAATCTGAGAAAAGCCATAGACAAGGCCATGGGCTTGGGTGAGGATTTTTGGATCGACACGCGCAGCGGGCGCGGAATCCCCGCTACATTGCACCAGAGGGGGGAGCGATGCAGGTAGGAGGCAATATGCAGGTAGGAGCAGGTTCTGGCGAAGAGGCCATGACCACAGCGCCTGACGATGTGGTCTCAGGACCACCCGATCTCGACGATACGTTCGCAGTGATTCATGACGAGGAGTACATCACCATCGTCTACGAGGACGGCGAGTTCAAAGGCGAGATTGTCGATGCAACACTAGAACGGCTCGACTATGCAAGGGCTGTAGCGGCCCAATACAATCTGGAGATTGTCCACGTTAGGTGTGACTACTACACCAACTTCAAGCTCCACCTCAAGGAAAGGGTGGTCGCCCGGTATTGAGTGACACCACGTCAGCACCAGCGGTCGCCCGCAAGGGCACCGCGGTGCTAGTCGGAACCTACGAGGATGGCTCGCCTGAATGGCACGAGGCCCGGCGTAGCGTGATCGGCGGATCCGAGATCGGTTCGGTGATGGGAGTGAACAACTTCCAGTCCGGATACGTTCTCTGGTACAAGAAGGCCGGGCTTATCCCGGACGGCAACGAGGAGAATCCCCTCTTCGAGTGGGGGCACCGGCTGGAGCCGGCGCTGGCCCAGAAGTTTGCCGACGAACACCCGGAGTTCCGGGTGACCCGGTCAGGATCTTTCGTCCATCAGGACAGGCCCTGGCACGGTGCAAATCCTGACCGTCTGCTCAACCCCGTATTCGAGTTCGTGGATGAAGAGTCCGGCGAGCTGGTCGAGTACGAGGGGGACACGGAGGCGGTCCTCGAAATCAAGACTTCCATGAACGGCTACGGCTGGGACAACGATATGTGCCCGGTCAAGTACGTGGCCCAGCTCCGCTGGTATCTCGAATGCTTCGGCTACGAGTACGGCTACCTGATCGTCCTGGCCAACCTCGGCGACTACCGCGAGTACCTGGTCCCAAGGGATCCCAACAAGCCCGTCGTCTCCGGCCAGACCGGAGAGCAGCAGTGGTACTCCATTGGCGGCGAGGAGATGCTGGAGGCCGGCAGGGTCTTCTATGAGTCCCTCCCCGGCAAGCGGACGCCGGAGGGCGTGCCGCCCGACCCGGACTCCGGGAAGGACAGCTACGAGCTGATCCGCACGTTCCACCCGGACATCTCCGACACCGAGCTGGTGCTCGATGAGGAGTTCGTGGCCGAACTGCGAGAGGCGCAGGAGGCTGAGGCCAGGGCCACGGCCGAACTGCAGCGGATCAAGAACACGCTCCTGGAGCGCATGGGTAAGAATCGGAAGGCCGTCATTGGCGAGGGCAAGGCCAAAAAGGTCATTGCCCGCCGCCAGTCGAAGAACGGCGGCAGTCCCTTCCTTATTTTTTTGTGACGAACGTTTAGTTTATATCTAACGATTGTACTAACTGGGTCACACCCCTATTTTTTTACCCCGATTGTCCAACTTAGGACATGCATCATGCATCACAGCAACAACGGAAGGACACAAATGTCTGAGAACGAATCAGTGGCCCCTCTTACCACAACCATCAAGCTTCCCGGCGTGGCAGCCCCGTGGATCGTCATCCGCTCCGAGAACAGCGCCCAGCTCGACGCCCAGCTCAACGAGCTGATGGCCAACGGCGTGGGGGCCACCCTGGGCAGGGCCCAGGACATGATCGAGGCCCAGTTCAACACGGGCAAGGGCCTTGGGGCCCGCCCCGTGGATGCCCCGGTGGACACCGGCGCGTTCAGCCAGCCGGCGCCGCAGGCCCCGGCCCCGCAGTATCAGGAGCCGGTCCCCTCGCAGCCCCAGTACCAGCAGCCTCAGGCCCAGCCCCAGTACCAGCAGGCCCCGCCGCAGCAGCAGTACCAGCAGCCGGCCGCACAGCCGGCCGCCACCCCGGGCGCCCCGATGGTCGCCGGCATGCCCGCCAAGCTCGTCAGCGGCAACAAGAACGGCCGCCAGTGGCAGGCGTGGGCTGACCCCCGCCCCAAGGAGGTCACCGAGCACATGCAGCGCACGGATGACCCGAACCACCCGGGCCTGGCCCAGGGCACCCACTCTCTCTGGAAGTTCATCCGCTAGCCATGACTGCCATGGACACGGTCACTGAGATCAGCACCTTGGTGCTGGAGGAACTCGACTTCGAGATCCCGTGCGGCCACTCGGCCCACAACAAGGGGGACAGCTGCCATGCCGGCAATGCGGAGTACGTGGCTCTGGTTGTCCATGACTGCGAAGCTCGCCCCGACGCGGGAGGCTCGGTCTACCCGTGCTGCGCCCGCTGGGCCCAGAAGGTCACCAGTCATCAGGACAAATGGTGGACCTGCCCCGTATGCAAGGACACCCTGCTCGGGTCAGAAATGGTCCGGATTCTGGGGCCGCTGAACACCTAGGAGGCGCCATCCTAAGCCTCAACCAAGGCCGCAGGAAGAACACCGCCGCGGGTGCGCCGATTGAATGCCCGATCTCTGGACTCAACGTCAACGAGGTCTTCATGCGTCGGGGGCAGCTGACTCTAGTGTCAGCCGCCTCCGGCGTGGGCAAGTCGGCCATCGTGCAGGCCATCATCCAGCGGGGAAACGATCAGGGCTCCAGGAACTCTGCCCTCTACTTCTCCGCAGACACCGACGAGACAACCATGTGGATCCGGGCGGCGTGCATCGCCACCGGCTACGACTCCTCCGGGATCGAGCAGATGCTCCGAAGCGACAACGTCGCAGGCCTGGAGGCCGAGGTGGCCAACGCCACCGAGCACATGGCCTTCGTCTACAACACCTCACCATCCGACCAGGACGTCCTCCGAGAAGTGGAGGCCTACTCGGTCAAGCACGGCGTGTACCCGCAGGTCATCGTGATCGACAACCTCATGAATCTGTACGCCGGCGAGGGGGACGAGTTCGCAGCCCTCCAGGGGAACTGCGACTTCCTCCACGAACTCGCCAGGGAAACCAAGGCCGCGGTGATCGCCCTGCACCACGTCACGGGTGATTACTCCAACGGCGACAAGCCGGTCCCAAGGTCCGGCCTCAGGGGAAAGATCGACAAAACACCCGAGGTGGTCCTGACCCTCTACCGGCTGAACACGCAGATGTATATCTGCCCGGTGAAGAACCGAAACGGCCGTGCGGACCCGCGCGCCGAATGGCAGATGCCGGTCCTCGTAGACCTGGCACGGATGAACTTTTCAGGCTAAGGAGCCAGATGGACATCAGGGAACTCCAGCAGAAGTGCTGGCAGACCGCGGAAGACAAGGGCTTCCATGACGACCGCCCCAAGCGGTCCCAGTACGACACCAGAGACGCCTACAACAAGGCTCTGGCTAACTGGCAGGGCAACAAGCTCCTGCTGATGGTCTCGGAGGTGGTGGAGGCTCACGACGAGCTGCGTAGCGGCCGGGCCGCTGACGAGACCTACTATCCGACGCAGACTCCCGGGGACTGGAGCGACGTCCCGATCCGGCATAAGCCCGAGGGTGTGCCCTCAGAGCTGGCCGACACGGTCATCCGGGTCCTCGACTTCTGTGGCACCGAAGGGATCGACCTCCAGTCGATCATCGAGGAGAAGCTGGCCTACAACGCGACCCGCGAACGGCTGCACGGCAGGAAGTTCTAGTGGCTCGCAACCGGGCATCAGCTAAGTCGGCCGGCGCCTCCTTCGAGCGGAAGATGGCCGACTGCCTGGCACTCCATGTGGACGACCGGATCGACCGGAAGGTCAAGACGGGCGCCGCGGATAAGGGCGACATCGCCAACCTTCGGGCGCACAACCAGAAGGTCACGGTGGAGGCCAAGGACTACGGCGGCCAGATCAAGGCCGCTGAATGGGCCGCCGAGGGGGCGGTCGAACGAGTGAACGACGGGGGCCTCGCTTGGGTCGTAGTAGCCAAGCGCAGGGGCACCACGGACCCACTGAAGCAGTGGGTGCTCATGGAGATGGGCGAGCTGATCGCCCTGATAAATGGCAACAGGGACCACATGGAGGTCGAGAAGTGAGCGGAGTAGTCCTCGAACGCGAGGACGTGGAGGTGATCAACCTCCGGCTGGAACAGGGCGAGCAGGGCACGGCCATCGCGCGTGACTTCTGTGTCAGTCAGCAGACCATCAGCGCGATCAAGAACGGGCAGCTGTGGGCCAGCGTGACTGGCCGGCCGCTGCGGATCAGCAAAAAGCCCAAGCTCCATCTGAACGAGGAGCAGGTCCGCGAGATCGACGTCGAGCTGCGCCGCGGCGTCACCTGCCGGGCGCTGGCAGACCGCTACGGCGTGACCCGCTCCATGATCTACAACATCAAAATCGGCAAGACCTGGGGCTGGATCACCGGGCGTGTCTGAAAGGAATCCAATGAACAAGCTCAACAAACTTCTTCGCCGGCTCGAACCCTGGCAGATCCTCGCCGTCGGCGGCGCCACGTTCCTCGCGCTCCTGACGTTGGTGGCCTTTGGCCTCGGGCCTCTCGTGTTCACGCTCCTGCAGTTCGCCGGCCCGGCGTGGGCCTCGATTGCCAGCCTCGTGGTGAGCATCGGCGGGGTGATCCTGGTCGGGATTCAGGTGCCCAAGGTGTTCCTGCTGGCCTTCTATCAGGCCCGCTTCGACCGTGAACTCGAACGGGTAGTGCTCGCCTTCGCGGAGGCTCGCAAGAATGGCTGACATCTCCGACCTCAAGGTCCAGATGACCCTGACCCTCGGGGAAATGCGCCGCCTGGTCGCGCTGCTGAACTTCGCCGAGGAACGCCTCGGCGGGGATGTGGACGATGAAACGAGCGTGCTCGTCGAGGAAGTCAGCGGCATGTATTTCCAGCTGATGGACAACCTGAAGGACGGGAACTTCGATGACTTCGAGCCCGAATAGGAAGTTCGACATCGCCTCGGTCGTCGAGTTCTACCTCGACAAGACCGTCCCGCACCGGGACGGCTTCGTGAAGATCTCGTGCCCCACAGGGGACCACGACGACAACACGCCGTCGGCCACGATCAACCGCTCCACTGGCCGCCTGCACTGCTTCTCCTGCGACTTCAGCGGGGACGCCATCGACCTAGTCAGATACAAGGAGGGACTCGACTTTGCCAGTGCTGTCACCCGCTGTCAGGAAATCACTCACTCAGAGGGTTTTGAGGTATCACGAGCAGCTGACGGAGCACAACGACGGCAGCCCCCTACTCGACTACGTGATGCAGGAGCGGCAGCTCAGCCGGGAAACCGTCGCACGGTTTCTCCTGGGGGCCGTCGTAAGCCCCGAAACCTCGGATGAGCCGGCGCGGGGGATGCTCGCCATCCCCTACCTGACCCCCTCCGGGCCGGTGGCCCTCCGGTTCCGCCGCCCGCCCGAGAAGGACACGGGCCCGAAGTATTGGCAGCCCGAGGGGACCGACCTGACCATCTTCAACGTCCGGGCCTTCTTCGCCGGCGAGCACGTCATCGTGATCACCGAGGGCGAGATCGACTGTATGACGGTCAACCAGTGCGGGATCCCCGCCGTCGGGATCCCCGGCGCCAGCGCCTGGAAGGACCACTACCAACCCCTCTTCGAGGGCTACGACCGCGTAATCATCTGCGCGGACAACGACGACACGGGAGCCGGCGGCAAGTTTGCCGCCAAGGTGGCCCGGCAGGTCCCGGGGCCCGAGGTGGTCCTCATGCCCGAGGACCACGACGTCAACAGTTTCTATTGCGAGGTCGGTCCAGCCGGCCTGAGGGAATACCTCGGAGTGGATAAGAAGGTAAGCAATGTCTGAGGACTCCATCGAGATCCAGTTTCAGGCGGTCCTCTACGAGACCACCACGCCGTTCCGCTACATGGTCGAGCTGCAGGTCTGCGGCATCAGGACCGGGATCGCGGCCTACGTCTGGGGCCATAAGCGCGCACAGCGCGTGATGCAGGCCTTTCTCAACGACGGCGTTGATCTGCTGGCGAAATACGGCAAGACCGAATACGTGATCCAGGAAGTACGCGCCATGCGGCGCGAGGAAGCGATGGCAAGGGTGCAGGTTGGAGACAGCGTGAAGCTGCTGGTGGACATCGGGTCCATCAAGAAGGGCCGCGTCTGCCGCGTGGTCGAGATCGTGGAGCCCACCTTTTACGTCTCCCGCGGCGCGAACGCCTGGGACGACGACAAGTACCCGATCAAGGTGCTCCCGGTTGCCACCGCCAACGACACCGTACCCCTGGGCCCCAAGGACGCGCTCCCGCTCATGCGGGGCGAGTTCGGGCCCATCGACGAGGAGATTGACGAATGAACAAAGAGCCCACCTTCAAGCGAGATGTTTTCGGCTACGACTACCTGACATGCATCCAGTACGCGCTCCGGCTTCTGATCGGAGACCTGGAGCTGGCCGGGGTCAACCCGGAGGCCGGCGTGCTGAGCGCCCGCTACTCCAAGGACAAGGCCTGCGCCACGGTCTGGTTCGAGCCGGATAAGTGAGCGCCCATCCGGACGACATCCTGATCGTCTGCTGGTCGGAGGAGCGGCGGATTCACCCGCAGTTCGAGAACCGGCAGGTGGTCGTGGCCGGCAGCCCCGACAAGATCCAGGGCCGGAACTTCCGGATCGCGTGGGTCACCGACCCCGCATTCAATTCCACGAACACCCGCTTCTGGGACGCCTTTTTGCGCGAGGTCTACTTCCGGGACGCGGAGGTCCGCAATATCAGCGACTACAGGGGCGATGAGTGACCGCAAGGCACGACGCATACATGAAGACCAAGTCCGTGAACGACGGCGTCAAGTACGCCACCCGGCTGGTGCTTGACCGGGCCCGTCAGGACGGGCACAACCCGCGGCATGGCCGCGTGGAGATCTACTTTGACGACGATGGCGTAGGCGCCATCTGGCGGGAAGAGGAGAAGTGATGTTCAACAAGCAGGAGCTGAAGAAGCGCTATCAGGATCGCCTGAGGCAGTTGCTGAGCGACGAGGAGGCCTTTGGGGAGGAGCCCGACTGGGATGCTAGGGCATTCCTTCTCGGCCCGCAGGCCGAGCTGCTGGCGCGGATGAACGCACACATCCGGGGCATCGACCCGGGGGAGCCGGTCAACTGGAGGGGCATGTGATCGCCTTCATCGAACTCACTGACGTCAACGGCAACCCGGGCAACATCAAGGCCGACGCCGTGGAGGCCATGTCCTGCGAGGCCGAGACCGGCATCACTCGGGTCTTCGTAGCCCAGGGTGGGTTCTACAGGGTCAGGGAAAGCCAGCAGGAAGTGCTGGCGAAGCTTCGGGACATCGAAGCCATGAAGAGTTTGGAGGGAATGCAGTGAACCTGTTCATCAGTCTGAACCTTGCCGACGGCGGCATTGTCGCCGTCCGGCCTGAGAAGATCGTCGCCGTCGAGAGCTACGAGCCCGGCATCGACACCATCCGGATCGACGGCACCAGCAAGTCCTACGACATTGTGGCCGGCCAGATCACGCTCAACAAGTTGGGCGAGCATTGCATGCACGCCGGCGTTCGGGTGGCCTGAATGGCCGGCTTAGATCCCGAAAAGCCCTGCCGCTGTCAGGAGCCCACCGAGGCGGCCATCGCCGAGGCCCCGGTCAGGAAGGTCGAGCTGCCGGACGGCATGATCGACGGCACCTTCACCCTCTCCGCCAATACGGGGGAGGAGCTGGGCCGGCAGGTGGACACCTTCCTGCGGTCCATCGACTACGACAGGTTCGAGGCCTCCTCCGGCTACAGCGTCCATGTGGACGCCCGCCACATCCGGTCCATGCAGTCCGGCACCGTCATGTCCACCTTCGGTCCCTTCTGGACCGAGATCCAAGTTTCGAGGCTCTGAATGTCCAACTTAGATATTGAAGAAGAGGGCTGCGGCTGCGACTGCGGCTGTTGCGAGCGGGAGGAAGAGAAGTGATTGTAGTAGCGCTGACGGGCCTTGCCCGTAGCGGCAAGGACTCTGTGGCGGACATTCTGGTCCGCGACCACGGGTTCGTGAAGGTGAGCTTCGCTGCTCCGCTCAAGCGGATGGTGAAGAACCTGGACCCGATTGTCGGCTGGGACGAGGGCTGCCTCGGCTGTGTCGAGGCTGGCGTGGAGGAAGCTCAGCCCGTCTACCTTTCGGACCTCTATGACTGGGGCTGGAACGACGACGAGATCAAGGCCTCCGAGTACGGCGACGAAGTCCGCCGCCTCTGGCAGCGGTTCGGCACAGACACTATGCGGGCCGAGCAGGATGACTACTGGATCGAGGCCGCCAAGCGTGACCTCATGACGATGACCACCGATGCCCGGGTGGTGTTCACCGACTGCCGGTTCCCCAACGAGGCCGACATGATCTACACCCTCTCGGTCTACCACGAGGACATCAACTCATCCGTCTGGCGGATCGCCCGCCCGGGCGTGGAGCTGCAGCCCGGGGCGCACGTCTCGGAGACCCACGTCGGACTGATGGGCGAGGAGATCACCATCCACAACGACGGCACGCTCGAACAGCTGGCCGATCCGGTCAAGGATGCCATGGGCTACGTCACCGGCCGCGGGACGGTGGGCGGCTGGGTCCACGCCGGCTATCTGACCGACGGCGGCGTGAAATTCGAGGGAGAGTAATGAGCACTGATCTGGCAACTGCCCTGGGTGCGCCTCAGGCGCGCTACGACAGGGTGCATGCCGCATACGACGGCATGAAGCCGGCGGACAAGAAGGTCTTCCAGACCGCCATCTTGGAGCCCGAGACATATACCCACGCCCAGATCGCCGCGGCGCTGCGGGAGCTGGGCTACGACGTGGACCGCAAGCAGGTCCAGCACTTCAGGGAGAAGCTCTCCCTCGGAAAGGTGGAACTGTGAGTGGTCCTGTAGCCCAGGAGGAATCCCACTTCGAGTGGGTGGTCCAGCTGGCCAACGGTGCGCTGCTGGACGAAGAGAAGCCGTTCACGGTCGAGGGTGAGGCGCTGAAGGCGCTCCAGCGGGAGCGCCAGCACCTCCGGGCCTACGGCGTCGGCGAGGAATATCTGCCCGTTCTGGTCAAGCGCGAGATCGTGCTGACCACCGGGAGCTGGGGGCCGATCAATGTCTAGCCAGGACCGTGAGGTCGTCATACTCGACGGCCCGAAGATGGCCAACGACCTGATCGTGGCCGGCATGAACCGGCTTATGGCCCGGCTGATTGCCAACGGCGAGTCGTTGTCCAAGGGCAACTTCGCCGTCCGGACCTTCTGGGATCCGAACTACCTGCGCGACGAGGTCAATATCTACTGGGACAAAGTCCGTGACTGATCTGGCGGCGGCCCTGAAGGCCGCCCGCGGCAAGCCCGCACACAACGTCAAGGTTCTGTTCTTCGACATCGAGACCATGCCCCACGAGGTTTATGCCTGGGGGCTGTGGGACCAGAATGTCTCCCTCTCCCAGATCATCCAGCCCGGCAGGGTCTTCGGCTTCGCGGCCAAATGGCTGGGGGAGAAGGATGCCGTCTGGGTGGGCGATGACACGGTCGGCCACGCGGCCATGGTCCGCATGGGCCATGCCCTACTCTCCGAGGCCGACATCGTGGTCACCTACAACGGGATCTCCTTCGACATCCCGCACATGCAGCGGGAGTTCCTGCTGGAGGGCATGGGCCCTCCGCGGCCCTACAAGCAGATCGACCTCATGCGGGTGGCCAAGAAGCAGTTCAAGTTCGCCTCCAACAAGCTGGACTTCATCTCCCAGCAGCTCGGGCTCGGCCGGAAGACCTCGCACGAGGGCTTCGACCTCTGGGTGAAGTGCATGGCCGGCGACGAGAAGGCCCTCCGCAAGATGGCCGTCTACGCCAAGCAGGACGTGAAGCTGACCGAGAAGCTTTACCACTACCTGCTCCCGTGGCTGACCAACGTTCCGCACGTCGGCCAGATGGCAGGCCTGGCTAACTCCTGCTGGGCCTGCGGTGGGACCAAGCTCCGGCGCGACGGCGTGGCACACGCCTTCGTGACCAGCTATCGGCTCTATGAGTGCCTCAAGTGCGGCGCCTGGGTTCGAGGGAACCAGCGCCTGCAGGAGGCCACCACCACCCGACAGGTGGCGATCAACAAGTGATGACTATCAACCGTGAAGGCGAGTGGAAGATTGAGGGATTGGAAGTGACGGCACCGTTGGACAGCGACCTCTACCTGTCGCTCGAACCGCTCGTCAACGAGGTGGCCAGCAGGGAGTGGGCAAACTCCCACATCTACGGGATCGACGACGTCGCACAGGCGATCTGGATCCACATGATGGAGAACTGGAAAGAGTACGAGAAGGCCGACAAGCCCCTCATCTACTACCTCGCCCGGCGCGCTGCGCGCACCTACTGCAAGCAGGCCCGGATCGACTACATGTACGCCACCGGCTCCTTCCTCTACACGCCGGGCATAGTCCGGCGCTGCCTGGAGTCGGTCGTGTTCTGCCCGGAGACCCAGGTGGATGACATCGAGGCCCGAGCGGATGTCCGCGAGGCCTACGAGCACCTGCCCCGGGCCCAGAAGGCGGCCATCTACAAGAAGTTCGCCCTCGGGGAACCGCTCACCACGCCCGGTGAGAAGTCCGCCGAATCCCGCGGGATCACCGCAATCACCCACCGTCTGAACACGGGGCTCCGGCTGCGGCCGGAGGTCCTGCCCTGAGCTAGTCCCGGTCGAACTCCCGCTGCCAGTAGGCCTTGGCCTGCCGCTCGTGCAGCCTCCGGTCCATGGTCCACTTGCTGTCCCATTGGTCGAAGTTGGCCTTGAAGGTAGGCACGTAGTATTTGGAGCCGCGCCGGCGGGTCCGCTTTCTGAGCGAACGCCAGAGCAGCAGCAAGGTGATGAGAATCACGGCAGAAACGAGTAGCATCTCCACAGCCACAGTGTAACTGAACACAAGAAAAGCCCCCCTCCTAGGGTCCATTACGGATCCCGGGAGGGGGGTTTCTTTTGTTGTCTAGTCAGCGAGGGGCGACTTGGGTTCGACCTTCAGCCGGGCCAGGAACGATGCGATGGACATCGCAAAGCTCTTGCCGACCAGGAGCACGACGGCGCTCCAGAATACGGGCGAGCTGAGATCGCCGGTCTCAAGCAGGACGAGGGCCCCGCCGCCGATGGCTACGAGGGCGTCCAGAATGAAGCCCTGCCACATGGTGCGCCAGGCGCGGTCGAGAGCGTCCAGGAACTTGGCGTTGCTGGCCACTGCTTCGTGATCTGCCATTTACTTCTCCTTCTTGAGCAGGCTGGAAAGCCAGTCGATGAACTTGCGGATGGTGGCCGCGTCCGGGATTGCCGGCAGCGGTGCAGGGGGGGTGGTCGGAACTGCGACGTCGGGGATGTCGAAGTCGGCCAGAACCAGCTCAGAACAGGCCGTAGCGGCCCCTGGGACGTCCTTATGCAGCGTCAGTGGAAGCTTGTACCCAAACTTGCCTTTCAGGGCCTCCAGGAGGCCCCTGACGTTTGCCTGGATCTTCAGGGCGCGGGCCGTGTACTTGCCATCGGCACCCTTCTCGATGCACCGCGGGTCGATCTCGATGCCCACCCAGTCGTTGCCGCCGGGACCGGCATGGAATGCCCGGTCGCTCAGGGACACGATCTGGATGATCCGCAGGTCGCTGACCATGAAGTGCGGGCTCTTGGACGTCGAGCGCTTGCAGAACTCCGCGATGACGTTCTCGATGTCGGGCCGGTTGTCCAGCGAGTTCCACCAGTGGCAGACCGCCTTGGCCGGCTTGGCCGGGAAGTCCACCCCGTAGTTGTCCCACTGCGCCGGGATCTTCTCCACGGTGATGCCGTTGATCTTGGTGAAGTCCAGAGCGAAGTCGTAGACCTCCACCTCGGTGGGCTGGGGGGACGGAACGACCACAGGCGGCGCGGGAGGCGCCGGCTTAGGAGCCGGGGCCGGCGTGGCCGGCTTCTTGACCTCGCCCAGATACTTCAGGCCGGCAATGTTGTTCTCGGCGTTGTTGGCCCAGACATAGAAGCCGCTCTTGGTCTTGTACCAGGCATTGTCTCCGGTCCCGAAGGGGTCCTCGCCCTTGACGTAGCCGACGATGGCCAGGTTGGCGCCCTTGGCGATGCCCTCGGGGAAGCCGGGGGCCGGAGCCGCGGCGGCCCAGGGATTGACCCGGATCATGGCGACGTCGGCCGTAACCTTGCGCAGGCCGGGGTCGGAGCTGGTGACGCCACCCTGGACCTGGATGGTGACCAGGTCCTCCCAGTAGGCACTGCACACGGAGTCCGGATTGGCCCGGCCGTAGGTGCTCGACTGGAGGTTGTAGCCGTCGAGCATGACCTCGAAGTGGCAGTGCGGGCCGGTGGTCCACGTTCCGGTGTTGCCGGAGTAGCCGATGATGTCGCCCTGCTTGACCCTGTCTCCCTTGTTCTTGTCGGTCTTGTTCAGGTGGGCCAGGATGAAGTTCGGCTTGCCGGGGCCGGCGTCGAGCACGACGCAGATCCCGCCGCCCTGGGTGAGCAGCCACGAGTTGTCGGTCCCGTAAGGGGTCCGGCACCAGTCGGCCCAGCGGATGGTCCCGTCAGCCGGGGCGCGCAGCGGCGTGCCCACGGGCAGGACACCATCCATGCCGGTGTGGCCGCCGGAGGGATTGACCCCGCCGGGGTTGGTCCCGTATCGCTGGGAAATCCGGGTGCCCTTGGGCCACGGATAGATGTAAGGCATTGCGGACTCCTTGGGGAATGGAAAAGGCCCCTGTTAGGGGGCCTTGGGAAGGTCGTTGCGGGGGAGCCGCCTGAGGGGCGGCGGCGGGGGCAGCTGCTGCCAGATGTGCTGCGTCAGATCGTCGATGTGCTGCAGGTCGTTCTCGCGGCGTTCCTCCAGGAGGATCAGCCGGACCTCCAGCTCTTTGTTGTCGTCCCTGAGGGCCTTGATCTCGGACTGCCAGTAGGCCATCAGGCCGGACCAGTCGGCGGTGGCCGCCTGCTGGTTCGCGGCGTTGGCGGCGGCCTGGGCCGCCTCCCTTGTAGCCTTGGCCGTAGCCTTGGCCGCCAGGAAGGTCCAGACACCGCCGCCGGCAAAGAGCAGCGAGAGAATCGCCAGAGTGATCGAAATGGGGTCCATCAGACGAGGTCCCCTTCGACGATCCATTCGTTCGTGCCGCGCATGTAGAGGTGGGCCGTGGCGTACTGGGCCCGAGTGGTCAGCGACCGCGAGGAGTGAAGGTTCACGCCGGAGGCGCCGGCAAAGGTGATCTGACCAGCCCCGTACTGGGTGAAGGACAGCTTGGTGCCCTTGAGCCAGAAGGCGTCCGCCACTGCCGGGATGGTCACCGTCACGGCAGTAGATGCCGTGGTCTCCACGGTCCCGTCGGCGTCCAGGTAGGCCGCCGTGTAGGCGGTCGCCGAGGTCGTCTTGGGGGCGATGGAATCCGGAACCCCCAGGTTGCCCCGGATGTACTGGGTCAGCGAGGAGTTGGAGTTGTTGATCAGCGCCGTGGTGCCCCAGTGCGAGGCGGGCCCGAAGGAGTTGCCGACGATGACCGTATTCTGAGCTGCGCTCGAATCCAGGTTGATGGCCGAACGGGCCTTGATGCTGGAGCCGCCCTTGTTCCCGAAGTTGCAGCCGGAGATCGTGGTGCGGCCGATGCCGTTGCTGGACGTGCCGGTGATCTTCAGGTAGTCGAACGTGTTGTTCGCAATGCTCTGGTTCAGCGAGGAGAACCCACAGCCCGTGAACTGGATGTCGGAGTAGCCGCCGTTCGTGGAGTCGATCAGGACCATGTCGTCCTTGGCGCCCTCGAACTTGCAGTTCGCGAACTTGCTGCGCGTGCCGGAGCCGTTGAACCAGACGTCGTGGCGTTCCGGGGTGTAGAAGTGGCAGCTCGTCACCTGGGCGCTTGCGCCGCCGGTGATGATGAAATTGTCCAGGTTGTTCAGGAAGACACAGTGCGACCAGTGGGTGTCGGAGGTCTTGGCGTCCAGTAGGACGCCGGCGCCGAGGTTCTGCCCGATGATGCAGTTCGTGACGATGGTGTCGTAGGTCTCCCAGACGGGGCTGGTGTAGCCCAGGACGTGCAGGCCGATGCCGGAGCACTGCCAGATCGACACGCGGTCGATGTGGCCCTGGTTGACGCGGAACAGAATGCCGTCCACGCTCGTGCCCACGTTGCCGCCGTCGATGGTGAAGTCGGTCAGCGTCACGCAGGCCAGCGGGCGGTCGTTGGCTGCGCGCTGGACCTTGAGTACCGAGCCCGTGACACCGGACGCGGCCTGGATCCGGGAGCCCGGGGCAAACGTCGTGCCGCCGGTCTTGTAGCCCGAGCCGTCGCCGTAGAGCTTCGTGCCATCCTGGGTGATGTTCAGCGAGGAGGTCACCTTGTAGATGCCGGCGGGCAGGTAGACTGCCCGGCCGCCCACAGGAACCGCGTCGAGAGCGGCCTGGATGGCCGCGGTGTCATCAGTCACGCCGTCACCGACCGCGCCATAGGCGGGGTCCTTGACGTTGATCGGGAGCGAGTCCGTGTTGCCGGTGGCCCCCGCGGTGTACTTCGAGGGGTCGTAGGTCGATCCGGACGTGTGGTTCACGAGGGCCTTGACCAGCGTGCCGTCGGGATTGATCAGGTACTGGCCGGCGATGTAGGCCTTGCTGGCCTTCCACTTGCCGGGGGCTCCCATGACTGCGAGCCGTGCGTCAATAGAGGAGTCCGTCGGGGCCACAGCGGCCTCGGCAGCCGATACCTCGGCCGCCTCTGCCGCAGACTGTGCCGCCGCGGCGCTGGAGGATGCGGAGCTGGCGGTGTTGCGGGCCGCCACCGCCTCGTCGAGCAGGCCCTTGTAGGAACTCATGTAGCCGCCGTAGCCGCCGCCGAACCACATGACCTGGGGGACGGTTGCCTGGAAGGCCGGGAGGAATCCGCTGGACGTGACCGCGACCGGGTTGGGCAGCGGGATCCCGGCAACATCCACGAGGTCCAGAGGGGTGGCCATGGCAGTATCGGACGGGTCGTAGATGGTGACCACAGCGTCGGACATGATGACGTGGCTGGAGTCGGCGCTTACGACGAGCTGGGTTTCGTATGGGTAAAGTGTCATGACGTTTTCTCTCCGCTACCAGCCGATAGCAATCCAGTTGATGCGGTGTATGCGCTTCTTGTAGGCGTCCCCGTCAGCCATGAGGAAGCGGTAGGTCCAGTAGGTCTTGCCGCCGACCCCGAAGCCGGGGCCGCCGGAGCCGCTCGGGAACCCGCGGGGCACCGCATAGTCGTCGCCGCTAATGGCGATCACGGTCAGCAGGCCGTTCGGGAACGGCTTGGGCCACGTAAGCCGGGCGTAGCCGTTGCTGTCCGTGGTCTGGATCACCGAGCCGGCCTGGATCAGGAAGGGGCTGTTCCCGGAAGGCGAGCCCTGGAGAGCATCATCGACGCCGAACAGCCCGATGGTTCCGTCGGGTGCCGCCGAGGTCCAGACGGGGTTACCGTTGTGGTCAGGCGCGCGCGTCCAGAGGACGTCGCCGATCTTGATCTGGGTTGCCATCTCCGTGAGGTAGGTAAGAACCAGCTCGTCACGGGCGGCCATGCCGCCATTGCGGCCCCAGCAGCGCAGATCTACGATCTCCTGGGCGGCCGACTGGCCGGCCGTGAACTTCACCAGCGCGATGGGCTGGTCATCAATCGTGCCCGGGGTGGTGTTGCGGGACGGGATCTGCTTGGTGGACGTGCCCTGGACCAGGACGAACTGGGTGCTGCCGCCGGTGCCGGACCAGTTGCGGCGCACCACAACACAGTCCCAGCGGCTGCCGGAGCCAACCGAGTTGCCCTGGAGCGACACGGTCGAGCTGGACGTGTCCAGAATGCCGTGGCCCCAGCCGGAGCCGGTGGCGATATTGACGCCGCGGTCCATCGTGGCGTGGGTGGTGACCTTCCAGTCGTTCGTGCCGGAGACGCCGTAGTGCGAGGACCCCGCGAGTGGGATCAGCTTGGCCCACTCGGTCTCGTTGACCGAGCCGTCGTAGCCAACGCTCGTGATTGCCATTACTTGCTCACCTTCAGATCAGTGATGCCCTTCTTCAGTCGGGCAAGGAAGTTTGCGATGATGCGGTCAGGGGAGTCCTGGATGTCGCCCACCGTGGGGGTGGTGACCAGGCCCTCGTCGCGGGTGTAGCTCAGGGTGACCTCGCGGAGGATGTCCGTCCGGGTGGTCAGGCCGATGCTGATGGTGACCTGGGCCCCAACGACCAGGCCGTCCTTGCCGTACTGGAAGTGCTCGGTCTCGGACAGGTGGACGGCGAAGCCGGAGCGCGGGGCGCCATCGTCCAGGCCCTCCTGTGCGCGCGAGGAGACAATGGCCGCCGTGTCGGCGTCCCTGGCGTCCTGGAACACTTCGACGACGTCGTTGTGGGCAGACTCCAGGGAGGAGTTCCTGACGTCCCGGAAGATCCTGGCGGTGCCCTCTCCCTGGCCGCCGGCGACAACGTGGGTCGCCGTCGGGTCCTCGTCATTCCATGTCCAGGACGTGATTACTCCGCTGCTCTCGTCGAGAGTGCGCTCGAACACAGGCGGCTCGAAGACGTCGCAGACGATGGACGAGCCGGACTGCTTGAAGGTCACACCGATGCCGGCCTGTTCGACAGCCGGGAACAGCCGCTCGTAGAGCGGATGGAAGCGGAATGCCACCCCGTCAGGAACCGTGGAGCCGCGGCCAAGGTTGGTCGGGCAGACAACGTCCATGCCGAGGCGGCTGATCATGTTGTCTGAGACGACGTTCTTGACGATGGCCTCAGCCGTGCCGGTATAAGTGGCGTACTCCGAGGTTTGCGCCGTCAGAGCGGCGCCTGGGACCGGGTAGCCGAGGATCTGGTGCAGCAGCCGGAAGTCGTCCTTCAGGTAGACCGTCAGGGTGCCGTCCACTGACGGCCCCTCGGCGTTGCGCCGGTTTATCTTGCCGCTCATCAGGAACTCGCCGCGGAGGTCGATGACGAACCGCGCGCCGTCGGCCAGGAGGGCCGGCGCCATGCGGTGGTCCGTCTCCACGACCAGCACCCCGGTGCCGGTCTGGTTGAACCGGGGGGTGATAACCAGGGAGACGGGATCCCCGACGAAGCCCTCGAAGTTGAAGTTCTTGTCGTAGATCTTGATCGTGAAGGGCAGCTCGTTTACTTCGGCCATGTCACCACGCCCTGTAGTAGAGCGGGACGAACGTGGCTGTGATCCTGCCAGTGCCCGTCATGGACAGAGTCAGGGTGGACTTCTCGCCCGGCGGCAGCGGGGCGAAGTCGATGGTCCCCAGCTTGTCGGTCCAGTCGTAATCGAGGGCCGAGCCGTAATCGTCGGCCTGGCCCTTCAGGGCGACCTGCGCGCTGGGCCGGGTGTCGATCTCCACGACCTGCCCAGCGTTGATAGTGAAAGGCAGGGTGATGTTCCGGCCGTTGATGCCGACTGTCGCCGCGGTGATGGGGCCATAGACGCGCCAGATCATGTAGGCCGGCACGTCGCCGGGGTTGACGATCTCAGCCGTCTGCAGCGTGTTGCCGGGGGAGATGGTGAACGCGGGTCCGCCGGCGGTGCCGAAGAATGGCGCCGAGGAGCCGGTCTCCCATGAGCCGCTGACCTCCTCGCCTTCCCAGAAGGGCTGCTCGGCGGCCAGGGTGATGCCGTAGTTGCTCCAGCCGTCGCGGGCCGAGTCGTGCTCAAAGGACTGCTGCCCGTCGTCGATGAAGCGCAGCTTCAGCCTGCGCTCACTGCCGTCCGGCTGGATGACGACCCAGGTCCCGACTTTGGTCGGGTCCATGGTCTTCCAGAACGCGCGGTCCTTCTCGATCCAGTCCTGGCTGCCGTTGTTGGTATAGATCTGGATCGGCCAGAAGGCCTCCCGGACATCCACGGTGGACCCGCGCCACCGGGCGCCCGGCACGGATGCGTGGGCGGCCCGGTGGTGGATGACGGGGGGCATGTTCATACCGCGGACCCCGGGGAGCATGACCGTGCCGTCGCTCTCGTCAGAGAGCATCCATTCGGAGCCGTCCCAGCCGATCCACTTCATGGCCAGGCCCGCCCAGACCACCGGGGGTGCGGGCGGGAACAGCGGCCCACCAAAAACAACGCCCATGGGCGATACTCCTTAGGATGTAATGCCGGCGACAGCCAGCGCGTCACGCTGCATCTGCTGCAGCTTCTTGACCGCGGCGTCCGGGTCTACGGTGTTGATGGTTCCGACGGTCACGGACGTCTGGGACGTCCTGGTCGGCACTGTGGTGCCGCCGGCGGCTCCGTTGGCGTAGTTCTTCGAGCGGGTCAGCTCGTAGCCGAACTTCCGGGCGACCTCGCCCAGGATGGATACCGAGCGGGGGCGCTTGGACACGGCCAGCGGGATGTAGGCCTCGCCGCCCGTCTCGGGCTCTGCGAACACGCGGAGCATCGAGGAGGGCCGGTAGATCGAGGCAACGTGCTTCTCGATCCCGTTGGCGAAGCGGTTCATGATCCCGCCGTTGGCGAAGGCTGCCACCCGGTTGAGGATGCCGCCGTTGGCGTAGGTCCCCTGGGGGACGCCGGTCTTGCTCTTGACCTGGACCCGCTGCAGCGCGTTGGTCACCGACGAGGCGTCGGCCACGATGTACGCGGTGCGGTTGCGAGCGGCGAACGCGAGCTGCGACTCTACGGTCTGGAGCGAGCCTGCATCGACCAGGGCCCGCAGGCGGGCCTGCCAGTCCGGCGTGGTCATCCGCATGATGTCCCGGATGGCCGACTGCACGGCGGGGCTGACGTTGTTGAAGCCGTCGAGCACCGCGCGGTAGTCGCCACGGGCGAACGCATCCGCCCGGCCGACGACGTCGGCAATCATGGCCTGTGCCGGGGCCGGGATGGCGTCCAGCTTGGCCTTGAAGGTCGTAGCCGCGTAATCGCGCATGTGCTCTTTGACCTGCTCGACCGTGACGTTGGCAGGGTCCGGATTGGCCAGAAGCCAAGCCATGAACTCCTCGCCGTTGAAGTCCATGCCGAGGGCCTGGGCTTCCGCCTGGGCAGCCAGGAAGTTATCCAGGTTGCCGGAGAAGGTCGCGGTGAGCTTCCAGTCTTCGCCGAAGAACTGGCTCCACTGGGTCTTGAGCTGGTCCACGGTCAGGCCTGCGCCTTCCGCGATCCGCTTCAGGTCGGCATCGCCGAGCTTGACGACCGCAAGGGACTTCTGCGCCGCTACAGCGGCGGTGTCGCCGTTGAGGATAGCGCTGTCGTAGGCTGCCTGGGCCTGGATCTTCACGTCGTCCGCCGACTGCTTCAGGATCTTGAACAGATCCCGGCCGGCCTTGGACTTCTCGGAGATCACGCCGTTGGCCTCGAACAGGACATCCTTAGATGCCTTGACCGATGCCGCGATTGCCTTGGCGTTCTCGACCGCGGCTTCGAGGTTGTCGAGCCGGTTGATCTTGGCTTCCTGCTCGGAGAGCCCGCCGTTGTTCAGGATCTCCAGGGAGCGGTTGATCGCGTCGATCTTGCCGGCGGCGTCAGCCGAGACATCGCCAATGGTCGCCACAATCGAGGCGACCTCCTTGGAGCGCTCAGCCGTGACCCCGAGGGTCTGGGCGTAGACCGCCTGGCCCCGCTGGGCCAGCTCGAAGGCGAGCCGCTGCTCGTCCATCTTGTTGGTCAGGTTCTGGATGCTCTGGGTGGAAACCGCGTTGGGCCCCTCGAAGAGATCCGGGCTGAGCCCGAGCTGCTTGACCGCGTCGGCCTGCGCCTGGAGAGCCTTGAGCTTGGCGACGTTGCTCGCCAGCTCGTCGCCGGGCGCCAGGGGCCGCTTGGACGGGTCGTTGGCCAGCCCGCCGGTCTTCATGAACTCGACAAGCTCGGAGAGGTTGCCGGCGCTGCCGAGGGTCTTCAGGCTGGACACGAAGGCGTCGTATTCACCCCGGGTTCCGGAGATGATCCGGGAGACCTGGCCGATGCTGATCCCGAGCTGGTCGAGCGTTTCGTTGCCGGCCTTGGAGTTCTGCATCACGCCGCGCCAGAAGTTGGCCCAGGCGTCACCGGCCTTGTCGATCTCGGAGACCTTGCCGGCAATGGCCGTCAGCGTTTCGCTGGTGGCCCCGCCGCTGGTCTTGTCCAGCGTTTCCCGGAGCCGGTCGATGTTGGCGGTCGCGTCTGCGGCATTGGAGCCGATCACGGACATGGCCACGCCGATGGCGCCCAGGACCAGGCCTGGGACGCCGCCGATGAGAGCCAGGGCGCCGTTGATCCTGCCAACCACGCCGGCCACGCCGGAGGCGGCGGCCGACAGCTTGCCGACGATGGAGTTGGCCTCGAAGCTCCGGATGTAGGTCCGGGCCCGGGTCATGCCGGTGTTGACCAGCGTGCCGAAGCGGTTCATCTCCCGCTGGGTTCCGTCCGCCATTGTGCGGACGTTCCCCTGGACACGGGTGACAGCGGTGCCAACGGTCGCAGTGGCGGTGGCCGTTGAGGCCGCGCCGCGAACCGTGGTGGTGGTCACCGTGGCCCACATCTTGCTCAGCATGGATGCGAAGGAGCCGAACTGGTTGCGCAGCGCCAGGAAGGCACCGAAGGCGATTACGCCGTCGCGCAGCG